GTCATGATAAAATCTCCTCTATTGAGGGGCTCCTTTGGGAGCCCCGGTTTTTTATGCTACTGTGGTTTCGTTATTGAGCAGCGCATCCACCCGGCGGACCGGAATGCCCTGGAACTGAGTAATTGCCCGGCCGAAGGCCTCTCCCGGCTGCCAGTTGACATTTGACTTGTCCTTGGCCAGGATCTCCAGTTGTGTAAGGATCGTCTTGTTGCAGTAGATAACCGCACCGACGCCCTTATACGGGAGGTTATTCTTGGCCGCGATAATCAAATTATCGTCGATGATATTGGTGGAGCCGGTAACCTCGATGTTGCAGACCCGCTGGACGCACCGGTCGTCATGGATGAACATCCCGGCATTGACCTCAAAGTGGGTCCGGTAGGCCTGATATTCTTGCGGTGTGGCCTGATCATCCAGAACCGTGCATTCCCCGAGATCCCTGGCCTTGACTCCCATGCTGGCCGATCCTCCGGGATAGATCAGATGCACCTTATGCTTGCCCCACTGGACTATCCAGAGCGACGTATTATCATCCCCGGTTCCTCCAGTGTCGTGAACATTCTCCAGCGACAGGGCATTATATCGAGGGGTAAATCCGTCGAACTTCTCCGGCGTGGTTGACTGATCGCCGTAAAAGATGCAATCCGCAAGATCCTGGGAAAGACCCTCGACAAAGGCCATATCCTCACCCGAGCGGAACACAATCGGATTCGGTGCCAGGTCCACCAGTTTCTTATCGACAACGGAATACGCCTCGAGCATCCCGATACCTTCCTTGATCTGCCGCGTGCTGGACGCCTTTCGCGCAATACCCTTGTTGAGTCTTCTCCAGGTACCGGACGGCAGGGTATTTCGTACCGTGCCGAGGTGCCCCATTTTTTGATTGGCTTCCAGCCAAAGGGCATCGTCAAGGATCTCATTCGTTTCCGTCATTACCTCCACGATATCGAGAAGGTTCTGATCGGCCGTTCTTTTTGCCAGCTCTATAAGGGTGAGCTGGGCTCTCGTATCTAAAGTAGTCATGATCTTTTTTCCTCCTATTTGTTACGCATGGAAGGGTAATCGAGAAGTCGTTCCGAGCTGTTCTTTCGCAAATTAGCGATTTTGGCCATGGCAGCCGCTTCCTTGGCCTTTTCCTCTTGCAGTTTCTTTGCGGCTTTTTGTGCTTTGGCCAGCCGTTTAGCATCGGCCTTGATTTCCTCGGCCTTTGCTAACGTTCCGGCATCATACTCAGCCTCCCATTCCTGCTCCGTTTTTGTTCCGACAGTCGAGCTCATCTTTCATCCTCCTATTTTTCCATGCTTGGATACTCGAGGACCTTTTCCTCAGCCGCGCTCTTGCCATCAGGTGTTGCCTTCAATCCTTTTCCACCTGGAGGAGTGCCCGGAGGGGTCGTGTCCTCAAGGATTTTTTCACCGATAATATGAAAAGCCTTGATCAAATATGGATCATGGTCCCATTGGCCTTCTGTCAAATACTTAAAAAGACCTGGAACACCTTCTTTCTCAATTTGCATTATCAGACGATCGGCTACTTGCTTATTTCTTTCAAAATCAGCGCCCCATTCTTTTTTGAACTCATCAAAAACTTCCTTTCTACGTTCACTTTCAGCAACAATGTTACGAGAAATTATATCCCGATAGAACCAATCGTATAAATTTTCAGCTTGCTGTTTGGTCAAACCTTCTTTATGTGCAGCAAGTCGGAAACTCTGTTGAACGTATTCAGGATATTTATACTCTTCAGGTAATTCAGGATCTTTGAGTTCATATTTATCTGGGGCTTCTGGCCGGCCGATCTTGTTGAAAAAATCGGCCTTTTCCTCGTCCGTGGCGTCATCCTTCAGTAATTGAATAGAGTTAGCCAATTTCCCATCAAGCTCAGTCTTGGCTTTCCCTTGCTCCAAGTAGGCATTTGCGAAATCGCCTATCTTCTCGAATCCGGTCAAAGCCTCATTACTTTTCAGGTCATCTGGTAACTGTGCTATCCAACCATCTGGGTGCTCGTTTCCATTACTCATGATTAAAACCTCCATCAGTTAAAGTTTTGTCGCGGGGCAAACAAAAAGGGCAGCGAGATAAGTGGGTAAGCACTTACCTGCCGCCCTCAGTGTTTCCTGCGCTAACCTTGGCCTGGCCTGGCCTTGGTTAAGCCCCTATTTTTTAAAAATTTATGATTCGCTTATCGTGATCGTGGATGTTTCACTGACCAGAGTCAGCGTTGTATCCCTGTCTACAAGGAGAAGTCCGGCGATATCCTGCCCGTTGTCCGGCACGATCTCCCATATATCGTATTTATCCATTCTGAAGATTTTTTTGCGGGGATATTTCCCGCTGCCTGCCTTCTTGAGTGTTCCTGTCTTGGTTGCCATGTCATTCCTCCTCCATTTTTATGATACTTTGTCCTTGCTCCTCTTTGGGGGCTATCTGCATAAATGCACCTATAAGCTCATCAATATTCAGGTCATTCCAGATCCCGAGGCGATTGAGCAATTTTCTGGCATAATTGGCCAAAACCCTTTCTTCTTCGTTGTCCAAGATCTCGTCGAAAAAATGGAGTTCCGTGAGCATGTGCGCCAGGACTTTTCTGCCGGCACCACTATTAAAGGTTCGCCTATATTCCTCTCTGATCGATTGTTCAGATTTTTTGTCGGTCCATTTAAACATTTTCAGGCAAATTCTTAATTGCATCGGATAACTTGCCGCCGCTTAAATTGTCCGCTTCGGCCACGGTCTTACTTTGCTGAATTATGCGTTCCATAGTTTCCATGGTTAGCTGTTGTTTCTGGAATTGCGCCCTGGCCTCCCTGATTCCCAAAACCTCGTCCATGCTCCGTATCGTTTTTTGCGGCATCCCGTAGCTTTCCAGGATCTGCCGTGCGGTATCGTCCCAGTCTACGATATCGGCTGTGTCGGGATTGATCTTTAAAATGGGTATCAGTCCCTCAAGGCTCCTGGTTATACCCTGGGTCTGGAAAAGCCTTTTTTGCGCCTGGGCCAACGGTCCCATGTAATCAACATCGATCCTTGCCCCGGATTGTTCGAGCAGAATATCCGGGGGATCATCAATTCTCCCGGCGTTGTATTCGATATCAAAGACTCTATCAATGGTCGGGTCCAGGCATTCATAATTCAAGCGACCGATCGCGGTCCCGAGCACGGCGGCCTTTTCTCCTTGTCTCTCGATAATCTCCGTTGCGGTCATCTGCCTTTCGGCACGGGAGAGCATAAGGAAGAAATCGACCTTGAAATGATCCTGTATGATCTCCCTTTTCTTGTCCTCGCGGTCAATCCCCGCCGGGAAATGGATACCGCTCAGGACCGGGGAAATGATCCGTTTCTCATCCTCGTAATAGTTCATGCCCCGGGGCAGAATTCTCACCTTGCCGATCAATTCGGAAGGTACATTATAGGAAGGCTCCACACTCAATTCCGCTGCCTTGAGCAGCGTCTTTGAGATCAGGTTCAATCCAATAATATCCGACAATGCCGTGCTCGCCGGTGAGCGCCCGTAGACTTCGTTACTGGCCTTTCTGTACCTCCACACGGAAAAGGGATTGCTGTCGTAGCCGCTCTCGAGGACCATTTTCTTCCCTTCAAGCTGCAGCCAATAGGAGGCAAAGGGTTTGTTTTTCGCATTGAGCTTGCCCTGTTCCCGTTCCTCCCTTGGGAATAGCGCATGGATGAACTCGAATTCGGTAAAGGGATTTTTTTCAAGTGCATTTTGTAATGAATGGCTCAAATTCTCCTTTCCAAATTTCTTTGCCGCTTGCCGCGCCTGGATCTTGTATTTCCGGTAGACCGTATCGACTACCCCTTGCTCGTTTTCCGCTATGCAGATCTCCGAACAATGCCTTGTGTGGAAAAGAATCTTGCTGACGGTCGTATTCTCCGGCCAACACTCCTCGGAATAAATTGTAGCGGTTCCAATCGAACCGGCATCGATGAAAAATTCCCCCATGGTGGTGTAGAAATTCGATCTCTGGAACGCAGAATAGAGCGTTTTTTCCGTTTCCTGCAGCCATTCCTTGACTTCCGGTATCGCATTCAAACGGGGATCGGCCATCTTCAGCCTGAACCACTGAATCGAAGGAGACACAAGATACCCATGGAGACCGTCGGCAAAAAGTTCGAGGGCGGCCAGCGGAGAGCCATCATAAATTTTAGTCGCCCGGTTTGTGCCTTTGGATTCACTTTTGATATTTGCACGAATCGGTACGACATAATCGGCGATATCCTGCCATAGTCTCTCCCACGGATTTCTTAGCTCTTCCAGTTGAGATTGGCGCTTTATGAGCAGATCTGCTAATTCAGCCATAATTAAGTCCTGTGAGCTTTTTTAACGGCTCTTTCCTTTCCGAGAATGGACATTGCGACCGCCCAGACGTTTTTGATTTTCTTTTTAGCCTTGCTGCCTGCACTTCGTTTCTTCTTGAGCAAGGAAACGACCATCTCGTGAAATTTCTTTGTGTGGATTCCCTTGCCTTTCGGGGACTTGAATCCGGCCCTTCTATAGAGAGCCTTGATCGCTTCGGACATTTTCTATTCCTCAGTTCTTTAAAATATCCGTCAGGATATTGGCCAATATGTTTCGCAAGAGCTTTATTTCGCTTTGTGTCAGGATGACCAGGTTTTGCGTCTGCGGAATGAGCACGATAGCATTCGGGCTTATGGTAACGCCCCCTGGGAGTGCAACTATTTCATCCTGCGTAGCAGCCACCAGATTAATAACGCCGGGAGATATTGTAACTCCTACTTTGATCGTTCCTTCCTGGATCTGCGCCAAGACCGACTGAATTCCGGGCGTGATCGTGACCCCGCATTTTATTGTCTCTGCCTCAATGCTCGATATTAAATTCAATACATCAGGCGTTATAGTAGCACCTGCTTTTATCGTCTCTTCCGGACAGCTTGACGCCAAATTCAATGCCTGTGGGGTTATTTCAGCTCCAGCTTTTATTGTTTCTCCCTGAGCTACAGAGGCAAGATTGATAACTCCCGGGGTTACGGTTACTCCGCCGCCGCCTGTTGTATAAACAACTGTTAATGTAGCAGCATCCGCAGTTTCCTGTGCCCATATTTTGACATACCCAGATGTAGAGTCGTCGAGGAGTACAAAACCCCAATCAGTGTGCCCAGCATTAATTATATCCTGACATAAAGTTTTGATCTCCGGTGAATCTACCCATCCAGTTGCATCAATCGTCCAACTGACAGAATTAGCAAGAGTAGCTATTGTATCAGGCCTGTCTCCACCAGACGCCCATGATATTGTATCCTTATCAACAGCTTTTAATAATTGCCCACTGTGAGTACTCTTAAAATTCACATTTACACTAATCTTACAACCATTTTCCGCTGTACCTGATGCGGTAACTCCTTCCCATTCCCATCCAGCTTCTGCTATAGCAGACCAGTAATAACCAGTATACAAAGTATTACCATACTGATCGTAAAAAGTGCCTCCCCAGACAAAACAATCATCTGCTGTAGCAGTTGGCCCCCAGGTCGTAGGAGAGAGTTTTCCAATTTCCTTTGCTGCATACTGTTTTTCTAAAAGACCTAATTCATGCTTTCCACCTCCAACCTCCTCATACTTATGGTCGTCCTCCTCTCCTTTATTCCAAGAGAAGAAGAAGGAATCAAACATCAAAGATCGAGCTTTTGTGGCTTGCTTTTTCGCAAAATGTGGATATAACAACTCCCCTTTTTCAAGAGTATCAAATTCAAAACACAGCCTCTGAGTAGTAGTCTTTGTAGCTTTTGATTCAACATCGAAAGAAAATAAAGCTCTACCATGCCCGCCAACTCTGACTCTTACCGTCCCCTTTTGATCCTCTGTGGATACAGCATAAGATATCTCTATCCTATCAGTTGCATCTTCCCCAGTAATTTCCCTCACCTGGAAGTTACTCACAGCAGGAGTAGGTCTATTCCATAAAATCCCCCGTTTTACCTCTGGATAAAAACTGCCAGAAGTTAGAAGTTTGTCGTCTTTATAGAACTCCAGTCCAGTAGTGGTAAATTTAATTTTGCTGTCTCTAAAGGTTATGGTCTTGGAATTTGCATCCCAAAGATATGGAGCATACTCACCATTCCCACAGTCTACATTATATTGACCAATGTTAGACTTGTAGACCTTCTTGTCAGAATCTTTGACAAGAAACTCCCTGCCATTCTTAGTCCATTTGTGGTGTATCAGTTCCATATCTTCTCTATAATCTCATCATCAGATAGCTTTTCCGACATATCAATCTCTACATGAGGCTTATCTTTTAAAACCATTTTAATGTAGTCTTTTTGCTTACAAAATGCCTTTGCTTTTGCTTCACTGTATCCCAGCTTCGTAGTCATACTGGACAAAGTTTTCTCATTATTCCTATACGTAAAAATTATATAAGCCCGATCAAACCAACTCAGCAGCAAAGAAAAAACGGGCGGAGAGCATAGTCGAGGGTCTTTAAATCCCCATAATGCAGAACCTTCTTCCATTCTCCTTTTGAAATAACTTTGAAGTTTTAGCAAAGCTATATCAAAGGGATATCTGCCATTCCTAACATTGGTACTTAGTACAAATAGCTCCATGCTCTCGTAAAAGCCTTCAGGATTAAGTTTCTCTCTCCAGTTACCTAATTTTTTCTTGCTTTCATTGCTTAAAGGATACTCGTCAAGAAGATCATTACCCATATTCACGCCACACTTAATGTGCAGTATCCTTGCTATGGCACTTGTCCCGCTTCTTGGAATGCCTGCTACAATTACAGGAGATTTCATATTATTCGATACGAATAACCTTTGGCACAGCCAAGGTTGGTTTTGCAAAGAAGAAAGGGATAGCCACACTCTCGCCCCATAAATCATATACCGCCGATACTTGAATGTTGTAATCGCCAGGAGGCAGATCCCCAAGTTCAAACCATAGCTTCACTGTTCCATCACCTAAATTTAGTGGTGTAACAGTTTCATTTATATCCCCTGTAATTTTATATACTTTTACACTTATTTGTGGATCACATGTGAGATGCGGATCGGCGACGACCACTGCAGGCAGCAAGAAAATGATGAAACATAAGGCTGCGATTAATGAAAATAGTTTTTTTCTCATGACATGATTCCTCCTTTTTTTCGTTCATCTACTGTAGGATTATTTATGTTAGGTTTATAATCCCCTCGGCATTCCACTGGATCTTGAAGTCCCCGTTGCTGGAACTCTTGTCTGCCTCGAAATCGAAACAGCAGATAAGATCATCCCCCGCCAAAGTGTCGTCAATCAGAACGGCATACCGGGCGGTGATGGTTGAATTGGTCCAGGTAACATCGTCACCATCAAACACGCCCTCATCATCCGTATCGTCCTGACTGACTGCCTGATTCGCAAGCGTGGCCCCACCGGTAGTATAACCGTTCCCATTGGGTACTTCATTAGTAAGGTCACCTTTTACGTTATGGTCCTTGTCCGGCGTGTAGGCATTTGTATGAAGCTGGACCTTAATGGTGTCCCCAGCAGCGCCTAAATCGCACAATTTTTTCAGCAAATTAGCTTTGAACCGGTTATAGATGATATCTGCCATGATATTTCCCCCTTACCACAGTAACCATTTGGCTACCTTGATTAGCCTTTCGTTCTCGGACTTATTTCTGAACGCCCTCTCCTTGAAAGCTGCTTCTCGGAGATCTCTTGCCAGCTTCCAATAGATCATGCAAACGATTACAAGACCTACGACGATGAACTCCATAATATCTCCTCTATTGACTTATTCTTCCGGTGACCGGACCGGATGTATAGTTGCCGCTTTTTACGCCAAAACGATACCAGGCCCCTTCGGGCTCTTCGCCGATTTTTTCTATGTTGGCAGTGAAGGCTTCCACATCCAAAGGCGTAATTCCCTCGTCAAAAGACCTCTGGATATGAACGGTTGCGCTCCATGTCCCGGACAGCGAGAAATTGAATCCGCCCCGGATAAAAATCCAATCGCTAAAGGTGTTTTCCGCGGCGATATCGACCTTGACCTTGGTTCGTGGCTGTCTTTTATCTCTCCACCCAGGCATTTTATTTATTCTCCCAGCAAAGTCTTTTTGGCCAATGTTGGTTCGCTTGTTATTCCAAGAGCACTTGTCAAAATAGTCCCTGCCCTGCCTGTCTGTCCTCTCCTGATTTTTGCCAGACGTTGTTTTTCGGCCTCTTCCAGCTCCTCTAGCCGTGGGTCCGTTGGCGGCGGAGCCGGAGTCGGAATATCGGTTTTAAACATTGACATCTAAAGTTCCTCCCTTAAAATCTCTGACCAGATGTAGTCTTTCCATTCGCCGTTGATCTTGGCATGGTGCCTAAGCCTTCCGGTTATCTTGAAGCCTACCTTCTTGAGCAATCTGATCGAGGCCTTGTGATCCTCGCGGACAATTCCAACAATCTTTTCAAGATCGTGCTTCTCAAAAAGGGGGTGCAATCCATCTTTTGCAATAGCGGCGATCATCTTCGGATTCAAATATCCCTTCTTTTTGACGATTCCGATCGTGGCATAATATCCGGGATAGATCTGATCCAGAAATCCGAATCCTACGACCTCCCCGTTGTCAAGCCCGGTAAGCGAATTCTTGATCTTCTCGTAAAACCAATCATGGAATTCCCAATAATCGGTTACTTTCCCCCGGTCTTCCCAAAATCGTGGCCATTCGCTCAGGATTTTCCACAGCGCAACTAAATGTTTTTCTTCCGTCGGTACGAGTTCTACAGGCCCAAAAGAGATCATGCGCGTGCGCTCCTCATGGATTCAAAGGGATCATACTCGTTGTTTTTTTCATCATAATTATCCGGAATGTCGGCAGCGATTGGTGCTGATATGCCGATGTCGTCAATCCGGGCCATCATATCAAGGATGTCATCGTGCACACAGAAGGGGAAAAAACTGTATTCCTCATCGATGAACAGCTTGATCATGTCCTGGCCGTTATATATGAGGCGATGAGGTAGATAGAACTGGCCGTTCTCGTACCTCGGTTCCAGGCGCTGAATTCGATCAAATTTACCCATTGATCCGCCCAGCGGGGTGATCTTGAAATAATTACCCTCCTCCCCCTGTTTTTCTTGCATGTACGTAATATCCGCATCCTTGCCGTATTTTTCATAGCCCACTTTCTTAATAGGCTTGTTTCGTTCCCGCATATCACGTAAGGCCTGCCATCGTTCGCCGAGATTTAAACGATCACGGAGAAGATCATCCAGGAACATATTCCAGTTTGCATCAATACTGATAACGCCCATTACCGTGTAATCCGATTTTTTCGACTTTTCATTGGCAGGATCCACCAGGAGGTATTTATGGCGCCGCAATGGCAAGACATCGTAATAGGCGAGCCATTCGAGCTTGAATTTTTGATCTTCGGATGCGATGGGCTTGAGCAGCTGCTGGCATGAGAAGATATACTGGCCCTGCTCTTTTCTGAGCTCGTCAAGTCTTCCCTGTGAAAGAAAGACAGGATTGCCGGTGGCTGTGCCATCATCAGTCGCCGGCTTGATCCGGGAATGATAGGTGCCTTTTTTTCTTAGATGTGCATAGAGGTCCGCAAAATGGTAATGGGTCCCGTTGAGGCGCTTAGATCCGCCGTCGGTACCCAGGGATTGCGAGAGCTCATATTGCCGCAAGACCTTCGTTATCTGCTCAGGTGTGGTAACGCTTGTCTCGGTGACTACATCATCATAGATCCGGATCGTGAAATGCTTTGATGTGGGCTGGCCGTCAACGATACCCCAGGCCTCGATGCTTGATTCTTTTGGAGTGCTTTTCCGTTTGACCATAATGCCGTCATCTTCGGACCATTTCGGGGCCTGCTGTTTCGGATGCACGAAAAACACATCCTTAAACCATTTTTTGATCGGGGCCTGTCCTTCAAGGGTTACCTTGATCTGGCGAAGAAACCCCTTTGCAATGGGCCTGGTATGTGAGAAGATCCCGATTCGCTCCTCCGGGTTACGGGCCAACTCCTGAATCGGAAGGCCATAGGTGAGGATGGTGCTCTTGTAATGTTCCCTGGCCCAGAGATCCAGGGTGTCAACGCAATTCTCTTCAACATCCCGGATGCATTGAATAATAAATGGCTTATTAACATCGATACGCTCAAGGCCAAAATAGAGCACGAAAAAGAGATCTTTCAGGCATAATTCCCGGTACGTTGCAAGGGCATTGATCTTACCGGCAGCTATGGTACGGAAGATATCCTGGTAATCATATTTGTACGGGGCGTCTGATATCGGGGTAAATTCAACCATCGGCGCCCTCTTTTTTTAGTTTTGCCATATCCTTTTGCACGTCCTTTCGAAACCCTTCCAGGTCAACAGGATCAAAACCGGATCCTGGGATGTCCGGGTTTTCTAACAAGCCGGCGAATCGAAGCTTTGTCTCAATGATCTTCACCGCCTTCATTCCTGCCGCCGATCTGGTGGGAAGATCATGGATGTCTTTTGTAGGTAGATCGCTACAGGTAACCTTTCCTGTTTCAGGATCCTTTACGGATTTCTGATTTCGAAATATATCCAGAAGCCAGGCCTCGATCTCGTTCAGGGCCTCCATGTCTTTCGGGACCGTGATCTTTATGTATTCCCGGACCACGTGCCGGGTTTCCTCGCTGCGCTCCTGGCGGATCTTCTTGAGCCATGCTGCAACGCTGGTCTGGCTTATGCCGTCTTTTCCCTTCAGCTCCTCGGTCAGTATTTTTGCGATTGCATCGGTGGACTTGCCTTCAGCGGCCAGGGCGAGCGTACGGTCCTGAAGATTATATTTCTCGATTTTACTTACTGCAGACATTGTTTATCCGATCTCAATTCCAGAAGGTTTAAAGAAACGTATAAATGCATTTTCAAACATATTTCTTCCGAAAGCTTTACAGGAGAAGATATCCAGGGAGGCCTGTTCATGGCCTGGCCATGTGTGGAGTGATAGGCTCGATTCCAAAAACATGACCTGCAGGCTGATTCCGGTCTCGGCGCCAGGAATATTGTCGGAGATCTCAATCTGTTGGCGCATTACCTCTCGTACCTTTAGGGTGTTGACAAGGAGCGTCACAAACTCAGCGCACTCCCCCAGGCTCCTGGCTTCGCATACGAAACCGTCGATATGCATCCGATATCGGTCAATCATCAATTACACAATTGTGTTATACCGCCTTCGGGCGCCCTCCGGACGGCTGGGTTTAGTATGATGGCGGCTGCTCAGGATCTCGCAAGGCCCAGGAAGCGCCTCCAGGCCTCCGTGCCCTTGACCAGGGCATGACCTAAGCCCACGCCTGGTAAATCTTGGATTATTTCTGATTTTTATATCATGGAAAGAAAAGAGAATTTAAAAACGGACATTCCTCTACGGGGACAATAAGGGACATTCCTCTACGGGGACAATAAAGGACTTGACAATGGTGGAAGGGTGTTAAGGATTGATATCAAGATTAATCAGGATGTTTTGCGGTCAAGTTTACCGCTGGTTACCCAATCCCTATGTGATTTTTTACAGTCACTTCAGTGACTGTAAAAAATCACATAGGGACAGTCATTTCATAGACCTTGATGCCATAAAACTCTGGACTGTGTGACATTTTAAATGTCTGTTGATAGGCAAAAGAAGCCCATTCTTTTAGTCTTAAAACTTCATTACGGCCTAAATATATCGCTGAAGCATTTTTTCCAGTTATTTTTTGAAAGTTGACTATCTTTTCGATTAAAACTATGTCAATCATTATTTTCTCCTTTAAGATAAATTGTGGTTCCCGAGCTCCCTGGGTCCACAACATAAGGTGGTTTACAAGGTCGGCTGGATTGACGGGCTATGCCTCCCACTGAACCGGTTTCAATTCCTTCGGTAAAAAAAGCGGATGGCCGGGAAATCCCTCTTTTGTGAGCCGCAAATAGTGAAGGTGTGGAAGGATCTTTCGTACTTCTTTATCTCTATTTAAATGCATTCCATGAATTCCCCATGCTGCTACAATCACACCGGCACATTTAGCCATATCAAGGAGAGCCCGGTCATTATCAGGGCCAACCGGATCTTCAGCGACTTTCATAACCTTTGGTGATCTGGCTCTAAATGCAAAGAGATTCGTCATACAAAGCCCCGCGTATCCCCAGTTTTGAGCATATTTAATACAACGGCGTACAGTATTGTCATCATTCGTTTCGTCCGCCGTACTTGGATTAAGGCCGATAAACATAGCATATCCCGACACAAACAGGCCACCCCAATAACGCCAAAGGGTGTAGCGGTATTTTCTGCAAGGTGAGAATGTTGCACTTTTTTTCATGTGGTTTACTTATCTTTCTTCATTACAAGCTTATATGACCAATCGTTGATCGCATCCTCGTTGCCAATCCAGGTATTTCCTTCTTTCTTTACCGGCAGGCCTGCACTGACCAATTTATAAAACGTAGTTTTACTGATAGGGATCCCGTCTCTCCCGAGGATCTTGCAGAGATTTTCACGGCCGATAATTATCTTGATCTTTACATCATTCATGGCTTAGGATCTATTTTTTATACATCCTCAAAACTGCCTCTAATCGCCTCTAACCAGCACCAGAAAAGGGCCATTTCGTTTACATAATAGGCTTTTATCAGACTCCCGGAAATCAAACCTGGTATGAATTTCAGCG